GCTGGCACTACCTATGGTCAACCCAAACAATCTGATGGATTCAAAGAGGTGATGCAGAAAATCCAAGCAAAACACCCTGGTGGTAACCTTAGTCGCTATACCTGATAACCTATGCCTCGTAAGAAGTCTCCCGTCCCGTTTGGTATGAGTAATAAGCAAATGAAGAGACGTAAACCGATTAATTTAGATCACCTGAAAACTATTCAGCCTCTAACTGATCATCAACAAGAAGTTTTTGATTGTTATGCTGAGGGCAAGCACCTTATTCTTCATGGTGCTGCTGGCACAGGTAAAACATTCATCAGTCTTTACCTAGCACTACAACAGGTGCTAGATCCACAGTCACCATACGACAAAGTTTATATGGTGAGGTCTCTTGTGCCAACACGAGAGATTGGTTTCCTGCCTGGTGATCACGAGGATAAGAGTAACCTTTACCAGATTCCTTATAAGAATATGGTCAGGTTTATGTTTGAGATGCCAGATGATAATTCTTTTGAGAATCTGTATGCAAATCTCAGGACTCAAGAGACTATCTCTTTCTGGTCTACATCATTCCTTCGTGGCACCACACTTGACAACTGTGTTATTATTGTGGATGAGTTTAGTAACCTTAACTTCCACGAGTTGGATTCAATCATCACTCGTGTCGGACAGGATTCTAGAATCATTTTCTCAGGTGACTACGCACAGTCAGACCTAGTTAAAAAGCATGAAAAGAGTGGAGTCCTTGACTTCCTCAAGATCGCCCAAGCAATGGAGTCATTCTGTTGCATTGAGTTTGGCATCGATGACATTGTGAGGTCTGGTCTGGTCAAAGAATACCTAATTGCAAAACACAATCTTGGATATGTTTAATGATGTTTACACATGTTGGTCCTGCTAAACCACTCGGTGAGTTGGAGAGCAGGACTCTACCCTATGGACGTTTCTATAAGATAGACGACGGTTGGTTGCCTAGTGTGACTACCGTCGTTTCTCATAATACAAAGGCAGGTATCCTTGCATGGGAGAAGAGAGTAGGTTATACTGAAGCGGAGCGTGTGCGTCGTGCAGCATCTTGGCGTGGCACAAAGTATCATGGTATCGTGGAGGACTACCTTAACAATGAATTGGAAAAAGTTGAAGAAAGCGAGGGTCTTCCCGCTTACCTTTTCAGGTCTGCTCGTGAGACTCTTAATCGTATTTCTAACATACATGCTCTTGAAGCCCCTCTTTATAGTGCTAAGTTGGGGATTGCTGGTCGGGTTGATTGCATTGCTGAGTTTGATAACTCTCTAGCAATCATTGACTTTAAGACTACAAAGAATCTCAAGAAGGAAGAGCACCTAGAGAAATTCTTTGTGCAGGAGGCAGCATATGCCTACATGTATTACGAGATGACTGGTGTTGAAGTTGACAAACTCGTCACACTATCTGTGGCAGAGGATGGACAGGTGCAGGTCGTTGAGAAGCATGACAAGGTGCCCTATATCAATACTCTTATCGATTGGATCGAAGAGTATCGTTACTATGTGAATAATACAAAATGAAAGATACATTCTTAGGCATTCCATTTTATAGATTCTATTTTCCTGGTGACATCAAGGGAGTAGAAGAAGCATGTAAGACTCTTAACTATCGTCCTAATGGATCTAATATGATCTGGGATGGAGTGATCGAGAATGGTTACGGTGGTAGCGATTTACATAGACATCCACATCCTGAGTTGATTAATCTGTTTGTATGGATTGATCAATGCTTGGATGAAGTTGCCAAAGATATGGGCATGGATAACAGACTCAAGATTAACTCTGCATGGTCTCATCTAAATAGACCAGGGCAATTCTTTTACGATCATACACATGCTAACTGTTTTGTTAGCAGTAACTACTATGTGAGTGGTCTTGAGCAAGATAAAACCAAATGGTTTTGGCCTAATCCTTACTTCGATAAGACAAACATCTGGCCTTGGGGTGAGTGGGATGAGGATAAGTTTTTCCTCACTCATGAAGAGTCCACTGAACCAGGCAAGTATATTGTCTTTCCTCCAATGATTAGGCATCGAGCAGCGCCAAACAGTGCTGCTTATGATAGAATTACTATTGCAGCAAATGCATTTCCAGATGGATACATCAATTCTTCTGGCGTATCCCATCTAGACATCAAGGTTCTGTAAATGAAAGAAATTGAAGAGAAGTTTATGACACAAGGCAAATTCACCTCACTGGTTGAGCACCTAGTGAAAGAAAGTGATGGTCTTATCAATTATATTGAAGCAGTTACATCTATCTGTGAAGAGTATGAGATTGAGGTTGAAACTGTTAACAAACTAATCTCTCGACCCCTGAAAGATAAGATCAAGTGGGATGCCCAACAACTTAATTACATTAAACGCACGAGTAGAGGAGTCCTTAACCTATGAGTGAGGAATCATTTTTCAAATCAGATGTCGTAGTCGAAGAGTTACAAGACATTCAAAAAACTTATACAGATCTGTTGAAAATGTCAGCAGGTCTTGCTGAATTCTCTCCCAAGGAGAGACTGGATCACATCGAGAAGACCCTAGAGTTGATTGCGAAACAGAAAGTATTCTATGCTCGCCTCGCACTAGCGTCACATGGTATCGAACCTGGCGATGAGAGTGAGGAAGTTGGTTTCCTTAAGTCTCGCATCGACCACATGTCAGAGGTCTATAGCGGCGGTCACAGTTTGCTCACAATTCTGGATCAGATGGAGCAGAAACTACAGACATGGCGTTATAACATCAAGAAAGACCTTGACAACGACTAAATAATATGCCATCATAATACGGTGGCACACACGCCAAATACAAACTACAACGGAGAAATACAAATGTCCTTTTCAAGTCTTAAATCTAAGTCTGGATCGTTTTCTAAACTGACCCAGCAGATTGAGAAGATGTCTAAACCTCAAGGTGCTGGTCCCGACGAGCGTCTTTGGAAACCAGAGGTTGACAAGTCTGGCAACGGTTATGCTGTTGTCCGTTTCCTCCCCGAGCCTGAGGGTGAAGACCTTCCTTGGGCACAAGTGTGGAGTCACGCATTCCAAGGTCCTGGTGGATGGTATATTGAAAACTCTCTCACTACTCTGGGTCAAAAAGATCCTGTTGGTGAGTTGAATCGCACGCTGTGGAATAGCGGTATTGATGCAGACAAAGAGATTGCTCGCAAACAGAAGCGTAAACTCTCTTACTACAGCAACATCTATGTTGTGAAAGATCCTCTGCATCCTGAGAATGAGGGTAAGGTTTTCCTCTATAAGTATGGTAAGAAGATCCATGACAAGATCGTCTCTGCTATGCAACCTCAGTTTGAAGATGAAGAACCTATCAATCCTTTCGATCTGTGGAAAGGTGCAGACTTCAAGATCAAGATCCAGACCATTGGTGGTTACTGGAATTATGACAAGTCTGAGTTTGCTTCTGCAAGCATCCTTGGATCTTATGATGATGAAAAACTTGAGGAGATCTGGAAGCAACAGTATTCTCTGAAAGAGTTTACTGATTCAAGTAACTTCAAATCTTATGAGAAACTTGAAGAGCGTCTTAACATGGTGCTCAACAAGCGCTCTCAACCAGTGCGTCAACGTGATGAGTCAGAAGAAGATCTCTTCAACTCTGATGACATTATGACACCTAACGCAGTGGTACAACCTGACCCCACACCTAGTGGATTTGGTGCTAAGATTGAAGAGTTGAATAAAGCAGACGACGGACCTGATCTAGATTACTTCGCTGCTCTAGCACAAGAAGACTAATGAAACTCCCCAACTGGCAACATAATTCTGGCAAAGACCAGAAACGCACTTTGAAACCTCAAGCATTGAGGCAAGCAAAGAAGCGACGCAGTGCTCTCAAAAAGAAACTGCTGTTTGGTGCTGCTGTGTTGGGGATTCTTTCTGTCCAACCTGCCAACGCACTCACTTGGAAGGAGTTTTGGGAGCCATTCCAAGACGATCACCACCACCACTATCATTATGACTATGGTCACCACCACTATCATCGTCCTAGACGACGTTGTGAAGTGGTAGTCCACCGTGAGATGTGGGTGCCTGGCAATTACTATAGATCAGGTTACATGAGACGATGGTCCGAACTAGAATGGAGGCGCTGTTGACCGAAGCTATTGTCTACACAAATGGTAACCAAGAATGTGAGAGACTGCTCTCACTTCTAGAGAATACTAACGTCAAGCGAAGAGTATACATGCTTGACAAAGATTTCACCAAGCAACAATTTCAAATGGAGTTTGGTGGTGATGCACACTATCCTCAAGTCGCTTTCGGTGTTAGACACATCGGTGGCATGAAAGATGCACTGCATTACCTCAAAGAGAAAGGACTCATTCACTGACCCCATATATTATTTCACTTTCCGTTCACAGGAAGGTCGAAAAAAAATTCGGGGTATTTTTTGGTCCTCAGGGTTTTTGCAAATTTACTATGACACACTACAAACCTTATTCGCCCGAATGGCATAGATTTAGGTATCTTAAAGAATCAATCTACAAATATCTTGATGACGGCATAGATAATGATGTTATCATGCAAGATATTCTAAATATTGTGTGTGAGCGCCAAGACGCTGCACATGCCGAGTATCATAAACTCGAAGACCTAGAATCCAAACTGCGCGTTTAATATGCTGTCAACCGCCTACCGCCTTCGTCTTGAAGGCATTTGCCGCTGCATTGCTAGTAATGAAGAAGTCCCATTAGAAGATATGATCTGGGCAGAGAAATTGGCAAAACGCCATACTACTGCTCGTAACTGGTTAACCAATGCCAGACGCCTTGCTGCAAATCCAGATGTAGAGGAAGGGGGGACAGACGATTTTTTGAATAAGATGGGTTTGGGAGATCCAGATCCAACACGTCATCGCACTACATTTGAGTCCGCTGACGATATTGAAGATTGGTTTCGACGCGATAAACCTGATGACTGGAGACAACGAGATTAGACCAGTTGACTATTTGCTCCTTATTAGTGAAATGGAAGGAGCGTGCACATACACAAAAAAATACGGTTGGACCGAGGATCATGAAATCCTACGAAAAATGTGCAACCGTTATTATAAGGAATATTTTAAGTTAAAGAAGAAAAGTTAATATCCTCCTCCATAACCCTGACTCAGATTAGTGCCACTGGACTGACCACTACTTGACCCGTATTGGTTAGTTTCAGTGGTTGTTTGTGTTCCTGCCTGAGATGTAGTGCCTGATGAAGTGTTTGATGTAGTGCCTGATGAAGTGCCAGCAGCACCTGTAGTCACGGTTGTGGTGCCATCAGCAAGTGTCTGACCTTCACCAATACCGAGAGATTCGCGTGTAAACGTCCTAGACGTATATTCGCCAGTTGCAGCAAACTCGACAGATGGGATATTTCCAATATCTGTAGAATACTCGTCTTTGACTGTTTTGAAGACTTCTCTAACAGCACCTTGAGTGACTTTATCGCCATTTTCATCAACTTCGCTATTTGGAAGATATTCGCAAAGATTGAGGAATTCCTCTACAAATTCGGTTAGATATTGAGGTCTTAAAAGGTAAATATTGCGTTTATAGTCATTATCTCTAACTTCATATTCCCAGTTAGTTACTGGAAACAGTAAATCTTCTTTTAGGACAGGTGTGCCGTCAGGACGATTATATGTGAAAGTCTCAGAAACAGTCATTCCTGATTTCAGCATAATATCACCCCTAGGTGACTTAATTTCTTGAGTTTCCCAATGATGGATATCGTCGATATTTGAGTAATGAGTAGAAGCAAACTTATATAACTCATCCTCTGTCATAGGCCATTCATCGTAAACATTGATGATGTTATTACATATCAACACTACCCAGTCATATGCCATATTGCCATAAAACTTCCAAGCAGTCTGATCAGGTCTTTCATTGTTAGGGACCGTATACTGCTCAAAACCTAATACTACATCATCTAGATTATCTCTAATCTTAATTCTACGAAAGATATTCTTCGCCAAGACATAGGGATCTACGTTATCACGTCTATAAGACGAGTTTCTAACATAGACATTAGGTAAGAATGTAAAGTAATTAGACATTAGAATCCTCGAAGAAGTCTCTGACAAGGAGACCAGTTTCTTTGAAAGTCAGTTGCATTTGATAAGCAACAGGACCAAAATCATATGTTTCGTCACCACCTGCTCTAGATTGTAGAGAAGCATAATTACCACCCTGTGCAAGATTGAGTTGCATACCACCCAACACACACTTAACAGGGAATCTCATGAGGTTTTGAAGGACTCCTCCTTTATCACCACTGTTAGGTGATACGATTTCTTCCTGCTCTCCACTTGACTTATGTCTGACAATGCTCAAACGGAAGTAATCAGGTATAGTTAGCCACCTATTTTCACTGCCAGCTCCTGTACCATAGGCAGGTAACATTGCTTTTCTGAGTGACTGAATAATTTCATTGATAGTGACAACATCAGATGCAGTTTTAGGTGCAAGCGTAAAATTAAATGAATGTTGTCTAGGATCAACACCCTCAAACACCATTTCTTCGTATGGGTTGAAGATTTTCTTCTGAGTTAGTGCTGATAGACTATTAGGTGTCAGACTTGCTGATCCACCTGTAGCACTTGCAATAGTGCTGATTGCTTGAGCACCCAGAGCAAAACCTAGTTGTGGTTTCGCTGCTTTTGCCATGGATTCAACCTTTGAGCCGAAGTCATCAGAGATACCACCAGCAGCAATCATGTCTCCTGCCAAACCAACAGCACCTGATCCCACTTCTCCAAGTGCTTGCAAGTTATATCTTGCACTATAAGATTCAGCGAGTTGGTTAGGAAGATATAGATAAATCTCTTGTTTGATAGATCCGCCAAATCCCTTATTTCTAGATCTACCGTTTCCACCTACATAATTATATGGATTATTGTCCTCACTCTGAGAATCGTATATATCGATCTTCAGATAATCGATCACCTCAGTCGGAAACTGCGCATCAGGTTTGATCGCCTGACGACTGTTTGTAGACGTAGGTCCATACGGTTTGGACTTTGGAAATACCAATATTTGGCTCATGAGTTACTCGGGAAAGTTTAGACCTTCAAATATCTCAAAATATAAGGGTGACCCTACCAATATTATTTATAGGTCTTTGTGGGAAAGAAAATTCATGGTTTGGTGTGATAAAAATGAAAACATCCTTGAATGGGGCAGTGAAGAGATTATTATCCCCTATGTCAGCCCTGTTGATAATCGGATTCATCGCTATTATCCCGATTTCTACGTCAGAGCAAGAACCAGGCACGGAAGGATTAAGAAGTTCATTATCGAAGTTAAACCGCTCTCGCAGACTAAAATACCCAAAAAACAAAAAAGGGTAACTAAGAAATACCTCACTGAGGTTAAAACTTATGCAGTAAATGATGCAAAATGGAAAGCAGCACGAGAATATTGTGCTGATCGCCGTATGGAATTTATGATACTCACCGAAAAAGAATTAAAGGTATGAGCATCTTCAAAGACGTAAAAGATCTTGCTGAAGGTAAGACCCAATCAAAAGACTGGTATCGTAGTCAACTCTATTACGGTCTGGAGGACTATACTGGCGGGTTTACGCCAGGTGATATTATCACTTTCAATTACAATGCCGCCAACCCTAGAGGGAATCTGCCATGGTATGATAGGTTTCCATTGGTGCAAATAAGTGATTTAGACACTCCAATGGGTCAATTCAGTGGTGGCAACGTGCACTATTTAGCACCGAGTGCCCGAAAAGGCATCTGTGAGTCATGGGCAGACGGTGGTCAAGCATATCCTGCCAGATGCCATCATAAATACTTTATATCCAACTGTAGTAATGTAAAAGTCGTCCCGAGGATCGAGTTACGCGATATGACTCCCCTCCCCATTGAGCAATTCGTGTTTAATGTGTTAGGACGATGGGTTGATGTCCCTTCAAATCACATATGGAGTCGCCTATAAATGGCATATTCAGAGCCTAATGGTTTTAGGAGGTTTTATGATCTTGTAGCATCTGGTGCCAAGGAGCCATCGAGGTCTAACCTATTTTCCGTGTTTATCGGGATACCTCCTGTGCTGCGTGCTAACGAAAACTTTGATTTCAAAGAATACCAAGAAACTATCAACTATTTCGCGGATTCTGTAACTGTTCCTGGCAGGAGAATTACTACAGGTCAAGTTAGAGACGTTGGTGCAATGCGTCGTTTTGCCACTGACACCGCTTTTGGTGATGCAGCATTCTCATTCATCCTTACAAAGGACATGTATGCACGCACATTCTTTGAAAGATGGATGAATTACACTGCATCAGACGCAGAAAATCGTGTTACACTGTATGATCAATATACAACTAACATTATTATAAGTAAGTGGGAGTCTGGGTCAGGTGTTAAATATAAGGACGCTTTGACTGATGCAGAGCTTCGCTTAAATAGAGTCACTGGTGTGTGGCAGATGTATGGGGCATTTCCTTATGACATGTCTGCTATGAGTTTGACTAACGGACCCACAGATCTCATCAAGGTAGATGTTAAATTCTACTATGAGAGATATAGATTTGACACTGTATCGGAGAATATCTCCTTTGATGCAAACAAAGCTGATCGTGTTGTTAACCAATTCTCCGATGTCGCTAGGACATTGGGTATTCCTATGGCACAGTCAGATGTCGCCAGATATGGCATCTAAATAGATTTAATAGTATGGAGTATTATGCCTTTACCTAAGCTTGCAATTCCTGAATATGAATTGACACTTCCGATTACTGGTCAAAAGGTTAATTATAGACCTTTCCTTGTAAAAGAAGAGAAACTACTATATCTTGCAATGGAATCGCAAGATGAGAAACAGATGGTTAAAGCAGTTAAGACTATCATCAAAAACTGCACAAACCTGAAACAAAAAATTGAGTCACTTGCCACTTTTGAGATTGAGTATATCTTCCTTCGCATTCGCTCTAAAGCGGTTGCTGAAGTGAGTGAATTCAAAGTCACTTGCCCTGACGATGACACAACAATGGTCGAAGTACAAGTCCCTCTAGAGGAAGTTGAGCTCAACATCCCTGAAGGACACAAGCAGAAGATCATGCTCAATGATGATATTGGTATCAAGATGAAGTATCCTTCACTGGATCTCTTTATCAACCAAAACATGAAAGATGAAGCAGATCTAGATGATATCTTTGATCTTGCTGCGCAGTGTATTGAGGCAGTATACGACACCGAAGAAATTCACACTGATTTCACGAAAGCAGAAGCAATCGAGTTTCTTGAGAATCTGAATTCTGATCAATTTGCTAAGATTCAGACATTCTTTGAAACTATGCCCAAACTGTCTTATACCTTGAATGTCAAGAATCCTAAGACAGGTGTAGATAATGAAATTAAACTTGAGGGACTAGCGGCTTTTTTCGCCTAAGCCTAATGCATAATAGTCTTGAAAACTACTACAAGACTAACTTTGCATTAGTGCAGCATCACAAATACAGTCTCACAGAGATTGAAAATCTGATGCCTTGGGAAAGAGATGTATATGTGAATCTTTTATTGGCTCACCTCGCTGAAGAGGAAAGACGCCAGAAACAAGATCAATCACGAATGTCACTTTAATGGCAGAAGCAACTATTAGAAAGTTTGTAAAGATCAAACCAATGACGGGTAAAACCAACTTTGGTCAGTCTTTTAATGCCTTGCGCTTATCTTTCAATAGAATTGGTAGTGGTGTAGAAGGAGTCGGACAAAACTTAAAAGAGACTACAACTCTATTAGAATTTCAGACAAAATTCTTTTCTGATAAAGGTAGAGCAGATGTAAAAGAGATTGAGGATGATGTAAAGAAAGAAGTCTCTTTGTGGTCTAGGGTTAAAAACTTTCTCAAGAAGAAGAGAGCAACAAAGAAGAGAAAGGTAGCAGAGCAAGCCTCCGAGGAAATGGCGAAGGAGGTGCCGAAAGAGGTAGAAAAAGGTAAGAAGAAAATGAAGAAACCGATGGGTTTCTTCAGTAAGTTGATGGGATTCTTAGGGACCATCTTCAAATATTTTATTGTATTTGGTGCCTTAGACTGGTTAAGTAAGAATGGCGATAAGATCGTAAAGGTCGCCAAACTATTTTGGACGATAGGCAAATTCGTCTTCAAATTGACGAGCCTTGCAATAGGCTCAATCATGGATGGACTGACCAATATCTTTGGTCGTGGATTCAATGAGTCAGGTATTAAGAGGGGATTCCGCTTCGTAGGTGGAATACTTCAACTTGCTGGAGGCTTGATGGGTCTCCGCTATTTGATGAGACCATGGAAACTTGTGACTGACGCAAGAATGGTCATGGGCATGTTCCAGAATTTGGGCAAACAGAATGCCGCCACAGAGCAGCGTCAGCAGGCATTCAAAAACGGGTATATTGATAAAGAAACGGGCAGACCTTATACTAAGCAAGAGTATGAGGCGATGCGTAAAGCCGCCAAGCGTAAAGGTAAACTTGCTGACTTTGAAGGTAGATTTAAGAGCACACGCGGTCCACTAGGTAGAGCTAAGGACAATATAGGTCGTAGAGCTGGCAATATCTACAAAGGTGCCAAGGGTAGAATGGGTGGTGCCTTTAATAAATTCAAAGGCTCCAAGATGGGTATGCGCTCTAGTGGAGCGCTGAAAAGAATTGGTGGTGGTAGTGTTAAAGGTGGACTAGCAACTGGTGCATTCGCTGCTGTGGGTGGTATCACTCGCACAATGGCAGGTCTTGCATCTGGTGAAGCAGAAGGTAGAGCAGTTGGTGCTGGTGTAGGTCAGGCAGCTGGATCTATTGCTGGTGCAGCAGCAGTCACTGCTATCGCACCTTTCCTAGGTCCTTTGGCACCTATGATTGGTAGTGCCATTGGTGGTTTCTTAGGTGAGAAACTTGGTGCATTTATTGGTGACACTATGCAAGGCATAGTTGAGCCACTTAAGCAGCTCTTCAGTATTAGTATGGAGGTGATAGGTGCTGCATTCAAACCTCTCTTGGATGAAGCGATGGGCTTCCTCAGTGTATTCTTTGAGGTTATTGGTGGTTTAGTTGGATTCTTGCTTGGTGGTGCATTCAAAGTTATTGCTGCGTTTACCAAGTTTGTATTTGGCACGGGATTTAAGATTATTGGTGAGACAGTTTCTCTTGTTATAAGGAATGTCAAGAGATTGATGAATCCTGGCAGTGTTGCTGCTGGTATCTTTGACTTCTTTACCTTTAACGCATTTGATGTAGATAAAGGTGGTAAAGCTGCAGGTGGTAAGGTTGATGCACCTAAGATGGCTGAGGGTGGGTATGTAAACCTACCTCAAATCACACTCGCAAAGGTTATTGGCACAGGTATTCTAAAGACCATTAAAACGGTCATGCAGTTGCTTGGACCTTTGGGTGAAGTAATTAGAGCAAATATTTCTGGAGAGCTTGCTAAGTTAGACGGCATCTTTAATCAATTCTCAGAGGGTGGACCATTTGATGGATCCATAGAGATGCGTGCAAGAGGTGGTTCTGTTAGGAAGAAGCGTCCTAAACAAGGTACTACCTCCGAAGACAGAATGGCAGGGGGTGAAAAATTTAAGAAACCCAAACCATATGCTAAGGGTGGAAAGATCTTCCTTCACTGGACAGGTGGCGGATATAACTTCAAATCTAAAGGTCACTACCACAGCATCATTCAGGGTGATGGTAGTGTTTATAAGGCACACCCATATGATCAGAGAACTGGTGTTGCACATACCTACCTAAGAAACAGTAGTGGTATTGGTATGAGTATCGCTGCTATGGGTGGTAATCCAGATTACTGGAGTGTCCCTGTAAAGGATGTGCAGGTCGATGCATTGGCAAAAGAAATTGCCAACGTTGGTAAAGCATGGGGATGGAGTCCTAATGATATCAACATTAAGAATGTGATGACTCATGCTGAGGCAGCATCTGGTAAAGATGGTCTGTTGCCTAGGAATGATAACTATGGTCCTACAATGTGGGGTGGTGATGGCACACGTTGGGACCTCTTACGTCTGAAGAAAGGTGGTAAAGACGGTGAGGGTGGTAATATCATCCGTGCTAAGGCACGCGGTTATATGGGTGGTGATTCCACTGTTAGAGAAATTGATGGTACAACCACTTCCCCTAAAACTGCAGCGACACCTGGTGCAGCAGCTCCGAGTGATAGTTCTGGGACAGATTTACCTGAGACGGAGCAGAAAGAAGAGAAGAAAGACAGCATTGCTACTAGAGTTGAGTCAATCAAAGAAGCAATTAACAAGCTCAAGGAAGCATTTGGTGGTGGATTCTCTGAGTCATTGAATCCTGCTCCACCAGCTCCTGCTCCTACTAGCACTGCATCTTCTGGTGCTGATGTCAGTATGAGTGCAACAGACACTGCAGTGAATCAACAGATCACAGCTATGAATGTATTGAAAGAGAAAGCTCACCAGGTTGAGAAGGAAGAGCTGGAAGAATCTCTTCCAATACCTGTAATGGTCAAAGTACCTGTGGAAATCCCGATAAATAATGGGGGCGGCGTGTCAAATAGAATCGTCGAAGTTAACACTACAAATGGAATGCTAACTAGGTAATGGCAGATATCCAGCAACCACAAGTAAAAGTACAGAGAGCTCGGCTCTATAAGTATGTTTCCTTCAAAGGGAAGATGACTGGTGCTGCCAAGAAATACACTCCACTTACTGCAGCAAAGAGACTGACAGATGTAGAGAGTGATATGAGTTTGGGGATGAAGAATCTCCTAGGTGGTGTTAATAGTATTGGTGCAACACTGAATAGTGTAGCTATGACATGCGAGAATATGAATCTCGCTATCAAAGAAAGTGTTGCAGCTCAAGTATCAGCAGCTAACAATGTAACAAGAAGCAAAAAGAAAGCTGAAACTGATAAGCAAAGATTACAGCGTAGGAAAGCTGCTGCAGATAAGAAGAAAGAGCAGGAGGCAGGCAGAGACAGCGCTGAAGATGAAGTTGAAATGACCTCTAAGGCTCATTTCCTGAATGCCATGGAGAATTTCAAGGCTGCAGGAAAGAGTGCTCTGAGTGGCATCCTAGGGACTCTAGGTAAGTTGTTTATGTGGTTAATGGGTGGATTTGTCAAATTCGCCATATTTAATTGGATCATTGAAAATCCAGGTAAAGTCCAGAAGTTAGCTAAAGGACTGTTTGCGATAGGTAAAACTATCTACAAAGTCACCAGCTTTCTGGTTGGTATGTCATTTGATGGCATTACAAAATTCCTTGAGAATCCAATCAGTCTCAAAGGTCTCTTAGGATTTGGGCAATTCCTTATAGGGTTTGTACCTCTGTTAGGTGCATACGCATTCCTTAAGAATCCCAAGGCAATGATCTCTGGGCTCGCCAATGTGCTCAAGGGATTGATTACAGGTCTGGGTAACTTGATGAAGGGTGGTAAACTCTTCAGCAAGATGAAGACCTTTGGTCAGAAGTTTAGACCAGGTACGAGAGCTGGAGCCATCTTGGGCTCTGTTGCAGCTGGCACAGCTGCTGCTTCACTGGTTGCAGCAGGTGGTGGTAGCACCTCTGAGGTAGTCGGTGCAGGTGTTGGTGCAGGTGCTGGTCAAGCAATCGGTGCTGCTCTGGGTGCAAAGACAGGCATACCTGGCATGGGTATGGTTGCTGGTGCTGCGGGTGGTTTCCTAGGTGGAAAGATAGGACAGTCTATCGGTGGCATGATGGAGCCACTGGTCACTCCTATTAAAGAATTCTTCACAATGATGAAGGAGGTGTTTGATGCTGCTATCGCACCTATTAAGGATGGTTTGACTGAATTCTTTGATGCTCTGGGAGCAGTGATGGGAGGATTCATTGAATTCCTCAAGCCTCATATGCCTATGATCAAGAAGATCGTTGGCACAAGCGTTAAAGTTATATTTGCACCACTGCTATTACTGCTGAAAGGATTGACAGCAGTCCTTAAATTCTTTGCACCTAGTGGTAAAGCTGAGAAAGATAAAGAAGTCAAAGGTAAGGCTGCTGGTGGTAAGATAGTCACACCTTCAATTAGTCCACCGCCTGGTTTACCTGAGGCGGAAGAAGGTGGCACAATGACCATACCTGGTCAGATTACAGGGTGGTTTAGCCACCAAATGGAAGAAGTCAAGAAGTTACTGAGTGGATTCGGTGAGCTTCTTATGCTTCCATTCAAAGCAATCGCCAATGGTTTAGCTGGTGCAGTTGGTGATATGGTCGGCAATATTCCTATTGTTGGTGGTCTAATCAAAGGCGCTGGTAATTTACTAGGCAACGTATTCGGTTGGAATAAAGGAAGGGCAGCAGGTGGATGGATCCAAGGTCCGAAGTCAGGTTATCCTGTGTCCCTTGATGGTGGTAGATCTGTATCTTTCATTGGTCATGGCACAGAATGGGTGGGGTATAAAAAGGCGGCTGCTGGTGGTGCCTTTGTTGTCCCATTTGATACTCCTGCAACTGACAGAAATCATGGACTCACCTCCCTAAGATGGAGAGAGGCCGCGGCGGGTGGTTATCAACTACCACAATTCTCTGGTGGTGGTGAGTTTGATGCAGTCTTAGATCTCATCGCTAAGTATGAGTCGGGCTCAGGTGGATATGAGGCAATGTATCCAAGCACTGTGCTCAAGGGTGCCACTAAGATGACTATCTCAGAGGTTGCTCGTAAGGCAACTGGTGCAGTGGGTATGTATCAAAACATGCCAGAATTCTTGGTAAGTAGAGCTCGCGCAGTTGGGCTGAATCCTGCTAGAGCTAAGTATAATAAGTCAAACCAGAGAAAGATCGCTAAGTATCTCATCGGTAAGGGTCAAGCAGGTGTGACTCCTCAGATGATGAAGGATGATCCTGATGAGGCAATGATCAGACTGTCTAAAGTCTGGGCTGCAATCCCTGTGCCTAAGGATATGCAGGGACATAAAAAGATGCTTAAGAAAGGTGAGTCATATTATGCAGGTGTAGGTAGCAATAAAGCACACATCACCCCTGAGATGATGTATAAGGCGATGGCATCAACAGGTAGTGCCACTGCAACAGATACATCCACTGGTGATACGACACCAGCCTATGAGAAGAATCGTAAAAAGAATAATGAGAGTAAGAGCTCAGGATCAGACAGCTCAGGAGAAGACAAGAAAACAGAAGGTAAGTCACCTATTGATAGACTGAAAGAGTCCTTCAATCTACTGAAGGAAGCATTCAGCCCAGACATGGTGAGCTCACTTAAACCTAGCGCTACTGCTGGATCTACTATTGATAGTAAAGAGCAGGACCGTAAAGAAAATAAGGCAAACGCTATTAAACAGAGAGCTGAAGAAATTCAGGCATACCAACAGGCAAGCAGTCAAGCAATCGGTGCAGTGCAGAAACAAGGTGCAGCTGCAGGTGACACAGAGGTCCTTAGTTTCCTACCTGGTAAGGATAAATATGACGTAGATGATTTCTTCCAGCCTAAGTTTGGGTTGGTTGCTGATTCCAATACGGAAGCGTTTAACTTGATGTAATATGGCAGAGAGAAAGTCAAAACAGTATAAACTCAACGAGCTAAGCATCGAGATTCAGCCCGAGATCGATCCTAAGGAAAAGATTGATGCCAAGGCACGCCAAAAGGGTGAGAGAGTCTTTGATATGGCAGCTATTGTAGCGTCATTTAAGTATGTTGAATCTATTGAATCACCTTTCCTAAGATGTGATATCACTGTTGTGGATGCTACTGACTTCAACAAAATGTTGAGAGGTGGTGAGACTGTTAGTATTAACTTGGTAACAGATTCATCCAAGGATTCTCCACTAAACATTAAGCTCAGAGTGTATAAGATTGGCTCAGTGATCAAGCGTGAGAGAGCTCAGATGTTTGTTTTGCACTGTGTGTCACCTGAGGCATATAACAACGAGTTAAACAAGGTATTCAATGCATTTGGTCCTGGTGAAGGATCTAAGAATGTAGACAATATCCCTAGACATATTGTCAAGAAGTATCTCAAAGCAGATAACAAGAAGGCTCGGGAGAAAAACTTCGAGGCACATAGTAAGCTGAGCTTTATCAGCCCAAACTGGAGACCTACTGACTGTATCGCATACATCGGTGACAAAGTAACCAGACAGAATGGTAAAGGTAATGTATCCACAGCTCAGTCTGGATATATGTTTTTTGAAAATAAAGATGGATTCCAATTTAGATCCATCGATGGTATGTGTGAAGGTGCTCTGATGGAAGACAGAGATAAGTTTAAGTATACTTACACACAGCAAGGTGTAGAGGGGACAAGCGGTTTCTATAACATTGAGACAGTGCAATTCCCTGATAAGGCAAACCATATCGAGAAGATGAGGTATGGTGCATACAAATCTCTAGCGATTGGTATCTCCATTCCTAAGCCCACAGACAGCTCAATGACACAGACAGGTGCTACTTCCGATAAGAAGAGCTCACCTGCTGGGACAATCTCTGGACCTAGAGAAATGAAATTTGGTGATCTATTCAAGAGAGCTAGCACCCTTGAAAAAGAGCCACCATATAAAGTTGGTAAGATGATGGAAGCATCACCAACCAGAAATAAGATCAGAATTGTGCCTGCATTTAAGAATCAAGCAGGGTTAGGAGATGCTAACAACGGCACCACCACCCATATAGATACATTAAATGTTGCAGAATATGCAGCGGCTCGCTACAATCTACTTAAAGCAATCAAATTGGAGGTTGAAGTACCTGGCAATACTGGACTAGGGGCGGGGCATATTATACAGGTCGCAATCCCTGCCGCTAAGCAAGAAGGTAAGACCGTTAAAGAGGACCTGATCTACAGTGGTCATTATCTAATTGCATCATTACAACATATCTACCGAAAGGAAGGTATTACAACTAAGATGACCTTACTAAGGGATTCTATCAAAAAACAAAACTACTAATCCTATACGCTTCTAACAACAATGGAAAATATCGAAGCACATATCCAGAAGGATAAAGAAATTCTGGACAATCCTAACACAAATCCTCAAATGCGTCGTCACATCGAAAGCGAATTGCATGATCTAGAGGATTATGTTGAGCACCACAAGAAAGAAATCGAAGCAGGAGATCATCACGATCCCACATATCTCGAGCTTTATTGCGATCAATTCCCATCAGAGCCTGAGTGTCTAGTATATGAAGACTAAAAAGTGATACATAAAGGGGGGTTGACAAACCTCCTTTTTTATTATTATAATTAACCATGAAAGGGTTATGAGGAACTTTGAAGAGCTTATATTGGGGCATTGGTTAAATAAACATCAAGCATTCAGTAACCCGAGGACTTGGCCAATGATTCACCTTAGATACACTAAGGTAGAAGATGGCGTCCTAGAATTCAAATCATGGTATAATTATTTGAATGATTCACAACCATATCGTCATAACTATTTCTTCTGGAGATATGAGACTGATGGTTTGGTAAGAGTAGAATCAGTAAACCTATTAGATCCTGAAAAGAAATATGGTTGTCCCTATTGTATTGTATGGGATGGCGAATACTGGACAGGTAAACCTGACGGTCCTTGTGTCTCTAGAGGACTTGAAGTAGAAAGCACAATGAAATTCAATGATTACGAGTACTTTGCCCGTGATGCTGGTAGAAAAGTTGATACTGGTGAATTAGTTTGGGGTAAGGAAGGAGATAAAGGAGAATTTCATTTCAAGAGAGTGACTAAATAAAAGAAACCCTTTATAAGATGCAACAACGCTCAGATTTTGCTGGCAAGGATGGTTACACTTGGTGGGTAGGAGAGGTCGAGAATGTCGATGATCCTGCTGGGTTGGGTCGTGTCAAGGTAAGAATCCTTGGATGGTATACTGGTCACCAAACTAAGGAAGACTATACTAAGACTGTCCCTACATCTACATTGCCATGGGCAACTGTATTGCTCCCTACAGACAAAGCACAAGTAAAAAACGCAGGTACTGGCACTGAATTGCAGTCTGGTGCGTGGGTCCTTGGTTTCTTCCTTGATGGTGAAGAAGCACAACTCCCTTGTGTCATGGGTGCACTTCGTGGTTTCCAAACCAAGGCAGACGATAAGCGGACAACTGTTGCAGATGGCACACAGGCAGAGAAGCGTGCTGTCAACCCTAACCAGGCAGCAATGGATGGCACAGAGGTTAACTCTGGATCTCCACTGGTTAAGATTCAGTCTGAGCAACCTTCTGATGTAAATGGTGGACAGGAAGAATCCCGTGGCACGGGTATCTCCACTGCTGAGCAAACTACTGAGGGTAACGCAGTTAGTAACCCAATCAAACCTCCTACACAAGCACAGAGTATTGCTGATGGTGCGGTTGGTCCTGCTGGTGATGGTTTTGAAAAAGATATGACTCGTATGCTCACTGAGTTGGGCACGATGGCATCATCTTTGGCAACTAATCCTTCTGGCACATTCGTGTCAATGATCACAGGTAAATCTGTGTCTGGTGATAAGATGCTGGAGCACCTAGGTAAGATCTTTAACTTTATCTCAGGTGGTCTGTCTGGTATCCTTGCACCACTAAAAGAATTCTTGGCAGAAGTTATTGCTAAGGTTGTCAATCAGATCGTGAAGATCGTCTCCAAGTTTATCCCACTGGCAGTGCTGATGGGTATCATGGATCTGCTACAGACAATCCTAGATCTCTTCTGTATCACTCCACCTGGTTGGTTAGGACTGGTGCAAAGTGCGCTAGGGGATGTGAGTGGGTTTGCCAATAGTATGGCAAATATGATTGTTGACAAGGTTGTGCAGTCCAGCATCGGTCAACTCATTCAAAACAAAGTCCAAGGTATTACTGATCGTATCCTTGGTGGTATTAAATCAGCAACTGAAAAGGTAGGACAGATTGCATCCACTGTCGTAAAAGGTATTAATACTGCAAAAGCACTAGCATCTAAAGCAAGGCAGATTGGTGATACTTTGCAGCAGATCTTCTCCATTGATTTTACTTCACTTGACTGGGGTGATCTTATTGGTTTCATTAAGATGCTGCTGGGTCTATTTGTTAAGAAAGACTGCGGGAGGAAAATTAAACGACCGAAGTCGAAACAGTGGTTCCCATTGTTGGGGTCCACTGATTGTGATAATCTAAGCACATTCATCCAGTCCACACCTTATGCTAGTGTGGCAGATTACTCTGGTGATACCAGTGGTAAATCATATATTAATAGTCTATTTGAAGGAATTGATCCTACACTAATGGCAGTGCAGGGTTGGTTGAATGGCACCAAGCACATCGAAGATGCAACGCCTGGTAAATTCAAATCAATCGTGCAAGGTCCTGGTGGTGTTACTAAATTCCAAGACTCATATGGTAATGAGCACACCAATGTCCCTAACAATGAAACAAAGATCATTGCAAGAGACCAGTGCACAGATGTTAAAGGTAATAAGTGTGTCACCATTGAAGGTGACTATAACTTGAAAGTCATGGGTAACTTCAACCTTGAGGTTATCGGTGCATTCAATGAAAACATGAGTAATGGTCCTCAAGCAGAGGCATCTGGATCATCTAAGAAACCACCTAACGATAAAGAGAAAACCAGTGGTGGTGGCGTTAGCACTGGACAACCTGATAAGGATGCTCAAGCACAAGAGGATGCAATCCTTAAGGGTGTTAAGAAAGAAGAGCGTAAACTTGACAAACTAGAGAAAGACCAAGACAACAAAGCAGACTTCTCTTATGCAAGGCAAGTGCCTTGGGATGGTTATGACTATCCTCGTGTGCCTGGTGCTGACAAATATGGTCGTCACCCCAATGGTGCTCAACTGAAAGGTCAGGTGCAGGATAAGAAAGAGCAGAAATCTGCAGAGGTTATCGCTGGTGATCACAACGTTGCATACACTGGTGATGTTTCCATCCAAGGTAACAAGGTCAAACTGACTGCTATTTCCAACTTCAACATCAACGGATCTACAATCAGACTGGAAGGTAATACCATTCAGAATGTTGCTGATGGTGAGATTACTAACGAAGCAAACTGGATTTCATCCTTCTTGAATGCTGGTAGGTTTGAATTTGTTGGTCTGTTTAATGTATTTCCTGGTCTTATTGGTCAATTCAGTGTTGTTAAAGGATCCATTGTAGATATCACATGTGACGTGCCATTTCCTGGCACTACACCTCCTGTGCATATGAGAATTGGTGTGGGTAACACACTTCCCACTGCTATGGCAGATATTATTCTCGGCACATCTGGTGCACACTTTACATTCGTTACCTCAGCAACTGGTGCTATTGGTGAGATTGTATCCTCACCTGGTGGTGCTATTGTTAACCAAGTGACAACTGGTCTTGCATCTTATGGTGTGGGCACTGGTTTCATGGCAACTGGTTGTGCTGTTGGTCCCCACCAAGTCTATGGCTTGCCATTGCTGCTGAATTGATGTAGTATGGAAGGGTCTAAGATCC